CATTATATTTTTCTTCTGAATATGGTTGAAATTTTTTTCCAGTAAGTTCTTCCATTTTAATATCAAGTAATTCTGTATATTTTTGTTGAACATCACCTTCTTCATCTTTTTCAGGATATACACCATATGCTTCTTCATAGATATCTCTTGCTATATTTGCTGCTGTAAAAGCAATAGCAACTCCAGTACCAATACCAGGAAATAATGAAGCTACAGCAGAACCCGCTGCAATACCTATGCCAGTATAATCATCTTTTTTTATTCTTTGATATATGTCATACACACCAAATCCAATACCAAGACCTGGAATAATTTTACCTGATACGCTACCAACTTTACTTTGTATCAGACCTTTTAATGTTTCTTTTGGAATTTCAGCTTTCACAAATCTGCCATTTGCACCGCGCCATCTATTAGCCTTTTCGTCCCATTTGGCGCCAGCTGGCGGTTTGCCTTTGCCTTGTACAGCATTTGGTTTTACTTCTGGTGTTGGAGTTGGTTTTGGCACTGCACTGGCAGCAGCTGCACCAGCTGCGGCGCCTGCTGCGGCTACTCGCGCTGCTCTTATTTGTTGAATCTTTTTGAGTCTATCTTTAGCACCTTTTCCACGACCAGATTTACCGCCTCCTTTATCTGGTATCAAATCGCCTAAACCTAAAGCATCAAGAATAGTCTCTAACATACTTCTTTCTTGATCATTACCTTCACCACTAAACCCACCCTCTTCTGCAAATTTTAGCAGTTTAAGTAACGAAACATTTATAGCTTTTAAATCTTTAGCCGCAGAAGGCAATACTGATGTATTCTTTACCGTACTCTGTGTAGAGATAAGAATTTTTTGAAACAGTTGTTTTGAAGTAAGTTTGTCTAGATTTTCAATTGATACTTTTCTTTTCTCATCTGGTGTTTTTTCTTTCTTTTCACCAGTAGCATTGTATGCTTTGAGAGAAGGAAACATAGAAGCAAGAAGACCCTTTTGATCCAGTAACTGTCTTGGATCAATAGACTCTTTCATTCCTTTACCAATAGTAGAACTAAAGGCAGACATTTTACTTCTGCCTTCGACTTTCTCGTTCTTGTATATCTCTGCTAATCTAGACATTACTTACTCTTTTGTTTTTGTTTTAATCTTTCGTTTTCTTCTTCAAGATAACGAATCAGCATAGTAACATAAATCTCTCTTTCCCACGGTATCATGTTCTCCAACTCAGTCAAACTATACTTGTGATGCTGCATCAGTGAAAAATTAGTTTGGTAATAGTTTGACAAATTGTCATGAGAAAGAGTTATACGAAAAAACTTTGCAAGCCCTCTATATTAATCTTCTCTTTATAGTCACACTTGCGACAATGAAAATCTACTTCTTTTCTGAGTCTTGGTATAGTACGAAAGAATTGCTGAATCTTTTCTATATCTTTCTGTTGTAGATTGTCCATGAATTCTACAAGTTCTTCTCTTGGTGTATCTTTTGCATAGTAAACTGAATCTTCATCAAAAATGTTATCTACACAATCAGGCAAAATCTCAAACATAATTTCTTCTTCAGATTTATCTACCATATCATAAAGCATTTCGAAAGTAGGATATTTCATGATGATACCTAACTTTTCGTTGAACATAATCTTCTTGGTATGCTCAGGTAAAATTGCAGGAGAAACATCAAGAATGTTCACTTCAAATTTTTCTAAACTATTGCAAGATTTTTCTTCACCGTTTTCATCTTTGATCGTATTGTTGCAACGGTATCGTAATTCAACAACTTCATTGACTGATCGTGCGCGAAGATTTAGAAACAAATATTCTAGATCAAATGCAGGTAGAGTATCAACATTCAACTCATCGATAACGCAGTTCTTAACAATCTGACGAATCACACGAACCATATCTTTTTCATCTTCTGATTGTGTAGCCATCAAAAGCAATTTTTGTTCTTTGACAAGAAACGGTCTGAACCGAATAGTTTTTCCAGTTGAAACTAGTTTGATTTCAAAAATAGGTACATCTAACTTTGGTAACATAATAACCTCACTTATTAAAATTTAATCGATTGCCCAATTGGTAGTAAACGTGAAAGTGCTGTGCCAAATAGTGCTGTTGCAGCATCAGCAAGATTGTAATTGCCGTCATAAATTACTTTGTATTTCTGATATGAAAATTGTACTGTCAATCGATGAAAGCCATCTTCAGACCAGCTTAGTGCTTGTGGTGTTATGACATATGGAAACGCATCGATCAATTCAATAGCATAAATTTGACGAATGAATTCATCGTACTGAACAATCTTTATGTTTGTTAAGTAACGTGAACTGTCTGATTTTGCATACCGAAGATTGTTGGTGTCAGAAGGATGAATAGCTTCTAACCACTTGTCAAAAAGTTTTCGTTCATAGAATTCGTTTGTGCAAAGAAAGGTAAACGAAATGTCGTTATACATCGTTTGCATTGGAACTTTAAATGTTGGTCCGTAAATCTTAACATCTTGCGTAGCCAAAGAACGACCAGGTAATTCTGTAGACTCACATTGTAACGCAAGGTATCTTGATATCGCAGGATTTGATGAAGCATTAGCACCATCGGATTGTGTTCCGCCTACCGCAGAAGTGATAGCATCAGTAATATCTGTAACTATAGAGTTTGGGAGATTCAATATCTTTTCAAAGATACTACTCTGAATAAAGCTACCGACATACGCCGGAATAGGAAGAATGACTTCAAACCTAGCAGGTTTTGCCAGTCCGTCTTTTGCGCGTACATTGGATAAAAATAAGTTTGGAGAGAATGCCATTAGAATTTTTTCCTTGAGTCTGCATAAACTTTACCTGTACCAGCACCCACAAAACTTTCTACTGGTAATATAATTGCGATATCCCATTCATCTGCGCTAATTTCTAAGAACCGAGATTCTACATGTCCAAACAGATATCTTTTGATGCAGGGTGTTGCTTCGAATGCTTTTGATGCTCTTTTTAAGTAATCGTAACTAATTCGTAAACGTGTATTTGCATCCAACTTTTTATTTGATGCAGTATTGCTAAGTTTATCAAGAAGAATCATTCTTTGCTTTGGATGAATATAGTGTAGATTCAATCCTAAAAATCCATCTGGATAAGTTTCAATTGGAATGACAAGAGGAAATCTATCATAGTATTCCATCTTATCTTTTGTCTTTGGATCGTAATAGTAAAAGTACATCTTTCCTACGATAGAAGAATCTCTAAGTCTTTCACGATCTTTCATCAGCGCAGCTTTAGAAGGTGCTAACTCTTTTACTTTTGCACGAAGCCAAGTCCTAGCAGCATTCGTGCCAGGTGTTAAACCTTGCTTTGCAAGAGACTGTTTTATACGATCAATTAATTGTGCCATCTTATATTTATCTCATATCCCAAGGTCTTTTTCAGTGAGAACCATAAACTCCCATCCATGTTCTTTGCAGAATATATCAGCAGCACGCCATTTTTCTTGATTTACCGCATATGTTGCAGCTTCTTGAATAAAACGTCTTGTCTTGCGCGTTTGCTTAGGAAGTTTAGTCTGCTTCTCGGGTTTTATTTCCATCACCACAGTCTTCACTGATCCATCGCGTTTTTTGATCTTTGCGATGAAGTCTGGAAAATAACGATGCACTTTGTTGTCTACTGGAGACACATATTTGATAGGAAGTTCTTCAGAAGCCCACCAAATGATGTTTGGGCTATCGTCTAAATATTTCATTACCCTATGCTCCCAACTAGATCGATATACGATATTAGTGGGATCACCATTGTACTTCTTTGGGTTTTTTGGTCGAAACCATCCTTTACTTATCATAAATAGTATCTATAACACTCTTAGGGAACATGCATGGCAGCGTTTAGCTTAGGCGATATCAAAATCACAGCGGATCCAACAAGAGGACCATTAGGCTCTTTGTCGGGAACAGAGTTTGAAACAACTACTCTTAGATATCCTAAAGACCTTGGTAGTACCGATAAAGGTCACTACATGGTAATTTATATCAAAAAACAATCTAGTTTGTTAGGTGATAATTCTGTAGGTACTACAGGAGGTGTGCCAGCTGCTTCCGTTGGTTCTGCATCTAAACTCAATCAAACTCAGGAACTAGGTTCAGGTCTTATTTCATCGGTCGTAAATAGCGTACCTATTGTTAAACAAACCGTAGGTGTTATACAAGGATTTGATAAAGGTTTTGTTTCTGGTGTTTCTAATATACTGACCAATCTTTTTGGTACTTCTAACTTTAGTTCGTCAAGTTTGTCGGGCGGCGGCAGCGGTTTTGTCAACACCTCTGCTCAAACTGAATCTATTATCAGTCGTTCTATCAAACAGAAACAAGGTGTTTCAGCATATTTAGATGCTATTAGAAAAACAACATTGACTACTGATGCAATCGCATTGTATATGCCAGATACTTTGATGTTTCAATACAATCAAAGTTACGATGAAATGAGACCAGGTAATTCAATTGCAGGTCAAGTTGGAACTGCAATTAGTGATGTTATTGCCGCAGATCAAGGTCGCGCCGAACAAGCGGTTTCTTCATTAGGCGGTCTTGTTGCTGCTGCTGGATCAGCCGCTATAGAACAGTTACAAAAAAATACAAAATTAGGTAAAGGTCTCGCCAATCAAGATGTAGCAAAAGTTACTGCATATAGAGCAATAGGTGGTGTTATCAATCCGATGCTTGAATTGATTTATCAATCTCCAAAATTTAGAGAATTTCAATTTGATTTTACTTTCTATCCAAGAGATGAAAAAGAAGCGTTGAATGTTCAAAACATCATTGAAAGACTTCGATATCATCAAGCACCTGATTTAGCTACATTAAATGGGGCTTCATCTTCTGCTATTTTGATACCGCCTTCGGAATTTGATATCAAATTTTATTACGGCGGATCACAGAACCCAAACATCGACACGATTGGCAATTGCGTTTTGCAAGGCATTAATGTAAACTATGCGCCTAATGGATTTCAAGCATATGAGATGCCTACAAATTCAAATCCAGAATTAGGCGGAACCGGCATGCCAGTTGCGATCAATCTTCAACTTAACTTTAGAGAAACTGTCATTCTTACTAAGAAAGATTTTGATTCTACAACATCGACGCAAATAAGAGTATAAGATAGAAATTTAATACACATGGCAAAATATTTCAATCAATTTCCTAAGACTGTTTATGCTACAGAAAAAACACCAGTAGGTGTTGACTCTGTAACAAACATAGTTGCTCGTTTTTCTTTTCAGAACGAATTAAAAGAAAACATTTCATCGTTCTACAAATATCAAATTAAAGATTCTGACACACCAGAAATTATTGCTCATAAGTATTACGGTGATTCTGAACGTCATTGGATCGTTTTGATGTTCAATGATATTGTTGACCCACAGTTTGATTGGCCAATGCCATATAGCACTTTTATCAACTATGTTGATCAAAAATACAAAGCAAATGGTGCTGCAAATACAACATCGCAAACAGGTCTTGCATGGGCAATGACTCAGAACAATGTTCAAGCGTACTACAAAACAATCACTAGAACAGCACCAGACTCTACACAAAATATTGAAGTTCTTACTATTGATGCTAATACATATTCAAATCTAGCATCAAGTTCTTCAAACACTTACACTCTTGCAGATGGTAATGTAATTACAGAAACAATTACTAAATCTAAGAAAACATACTATGATTATGAGATGGAAACAAACGAAGCAAAACGTGATATCAAATTGTTGAAGACAGAGTTTGCTTATGATGTAGAAAGAGAATTTAAGAGAGTAATTAATGGCAAGTGAGCAGTTACTAGAATCAACTAAGTTCAGCGTAAATCAATTAGCCATCATAAACAAGAATGGCGAAGTAATTGATATCTCTACTTTTTATTCTGAATTAAGTTTATTTGATTCTCTTTTTGTACCGATTATGAGTGGAACTATAGTTATCACCGATGCTATAGGTTTATCTGATGAATTTAATTTTGATGGTTCTGAAGTTCTGCTAGTCGATATATCGAAGTTTGATAATTCGGGCGTATCAGATTTCAAAAAAGCGTTTCGCATTCGTAAGATGACGAATCGTACAATCCTCAATCAATCTACATTAATGTACATTTTGCATTTCGTATCTGATGAGTTAATTTACTCAGATCAACGCAAAGTTAATCAAAAATACATCGGTACATATTCTGACATTGTAGGTAAAATTCTATCAGACTATCTTAAGGTTGATCCTGTAAAATTCAAAGGTTACTTCAATCAATCGTATGGATTGAAGAGTCTTGTCATTCCAGATTTATCACCGTTAGATGCAATTCAGTGGTGTACTAACAGAGCAATTGATGAGAATCAAGCACCTAACTTCGTGTTCTTTGAAAATGTTGTTGGCTATAACTTTAC